TCAAAGCCGTCGCGCCCCCAGCGCGACGGCTCTGGCCAGCATCTGGGCGATCTGGGCTTCTGAACGCAGCAGGCCCTGCGCCCCGCCGTCCACGCTGACGTTGACCACCACTCCGCCGCCGCCCGGCGTCTCGATCACGCCGGCTCCTGCTGGACGGAACACCTCCGGCCCACGCTCCCCGACCAGATAGGCCCCGCCGCCCAGAACCGCGCCGCCGTCCGCCCGCGCGCCTGAAAACACCGTCTGCACCGCCTGGGCGATGGCGCCTCCCAGACCGTTTCCGCGCCCGCCGCCCGCCGCCGCATTGACCGCCGCCAGCACTGAGCGCGCCAGTTCGGCCAGGGTGATCTTCCCGTCCGCCGCCGCCCGCGCCAGCGACCGGGTCAGGCTGTCTCCCGCCTTGCCGAAGGCGTCCTCGATCGACGCCGCCGCCCGCGCCGCCGGCTCCTTCAACGCCTCCAGCGCCGCCTGCGCCTCCGCCGCCTTGCGAGGCACGGCGTCCAGCCCCTCGGCTTCAAACGTCTCGCTCATCCGGCCACTTCTCCCTCATCCGCTCCAAATCCCCGCGCCCCATTGTCGCCGCGCCCGCCGCCGCTTCGGTCAGCATCCGCCACTCCCGCAGCGACATCCGCCAGAACGCTTGCGGCCCCACACCCATCCGCGCCGCCGCCTGCATCATCGCCGGCCAGGGAGTCATGCAGCCGCCGCGAACGCCTGCGCCACCGCCTCCGCCGCCTCGCGCGGATCAACCGCAGACGCCGCCAGCCCGTCCGCCAGCACGCTTTCGCCCCCGCCGCGCAGCAGGGCCGCCAGCACCACCATCAGATCCCTGGCCGACAGCGACCGCATCCGTTCCGCCAGCGCCGTCATGTCGGCCACGCCCAGCCCTGTCTCGATCTCGGCCAGCGCCCCCAGCGTCAGGCACAGCCTCCGCTCCGCCCCCGCCAGCCTCGCCACCGCCTCGCCCCGCACGCCATTGGCCGCCATCACAGCCCCGAGAACCCGATCTCGCCCGCACTCGCCAGGCTGATCGCAAACGTCGCCTCGCCTTCGTGCTCGCCGGCGTATTCCAGCGCCGAGACCAGGAACGGCCCCTCCAGCACGCCGAAGTCCGGAACGATCAGACGCCAGGTCTTCGCCGCTTGCTCAAAGAAGGCTTCGCGGATCAGAGCGTCGGACGCCGCATCGCGGAAGATGCCCTGCCCAGCCACAGCCGCCGACTTCACCCCCGCGCCCGCCAGCAGTTCGCGCCACCGCCCGGCGCTGTCGCCGTCGGTCGCATCCACCGTGCGTGCGTTCAGCGAAATCGTCCGCGCCCTCAGTCCCGCAACGGTGGTGAACACCCCCGCCGCCGCCTCGATCTTCAACAGTATGTCCTTGCCGCGTTGCGCCGCCATGGGTCGTCTCCTTTGCTCCCTCTCCCGGCGGGAGAGGGCTTGAGGCTCGTAGAGCGCAGCGATGCGCCAAGCCGAAAGGGTGAGGGGCTACGGTGTCCAAAGGTCACCACCTGCCGCCCTCACCCGACCGCGCCAGAACGACGGCTTCGCCGCCGTGCGCGACCTCCCTCTCCCCTCGGGAGAGGGACGTTAAATGTATTCCGTCACCGCCCGCACCCGCAGGACGGCGAACGTCCGGGCGCGGTCCGCCGTCGGGAACACGTCCGCGAATGTCACGCCCAGGCTGACCGTCCGCACCCCGTCCGCCTCCAGCCGCGCATCCGTCAGCCTCAGCCGCACCGCCGCCAGAACCGCCTTGGCCTCCTCCGTCCCGCGAAAGCGCGACACCACCGACAGCGTCAGCCGGTGCTCGATCCCCCCGCCGTCCGCCGCCACAGGCCGGCTCTCGCAGCGCCCGATCAGCATGTGCGGCAGGCCCGCCGTCTCCGGCGCCGCATCCCAGATTCGCGCCGGATCGCCCAGCAGCGCCTGCACCCCCGCATCGGCGCCCAGATGCGCGATCAGCGCCTTCTGCAGCGCCAGTTCATGCCCAAAGACCAGGTCCGTCATCGCATCCGCTCCAGCATCAGTATGGCCGCGCCGCCGACCGTCTCCCCGGCCTCGATCCGCCAGTCGCCGCCGCCGAATCTCAGCACCCGGCCGACCGTCAGCCGAGGGTCCGCACGCGTCTCGGCCGTCACCGTTTCGATCGCCCGCTGTCCGCCCGCCTCGGTCTTCTCGCGCCGCCGCCGCGCGCCCAGCTTCAGCCAGGCGTGGCCCACCGGCTCCCAGGTCACGCTGATCCCGCCATAGGGCGTCTGCGCCTCCACGCCCTCGAACAGGCCGGCCAGCACCTTCATCGCGCCCGCCTTTCTCACAGCCGCACCACGCGATAGGGCGCGATCCACGCCTCGACCGGCGCCAAGACCATCTCCGCCTCGCCCCGCTCATAGGCGCGCAAGCTCAGCATCAGGATCGCCAGCCTCAGCGGCGCCGGACTGGTCGAGATCAGGCTCAGGCCCACCTCGCCTTCCACCCGCGCCTGGGCGGCGTCGATCAATGTCTGGATCAGCTGATCCTCCGCCGCGTGCTCGACGCGCAGGAACAGCTTCGCCTCCGCCAGGCTGACGGGTGCTGTCATGGAAAATCTCCGATGTCGGAAAAAGAGGCAGCAGGCAGTGGGCAGATAGGCGTCAGAACGAGCCCGCCGCGATCACCCCGCTCCTACTGCCTACTGCCTACTGCCTACTGCCTACTGCCTACTGCCTATGCCCTCGCGACTACGTCGCGGCGAACTTCATCACCTTGATCGCATCGAAGTTCTGCACCCCGCCGCCGACGCGCTTGGTCGTGTAGAACAGCACATAGGGTTTGGCGGAATAGGGGTCCCTCAGCACCCGCACCCCCGCCCGGTCGACGATCAGATAGCCGCGCTGGAAGTCACCAAAGGCTATCGACAGACTGTTGGCGCCGATGTCCGGCATGGTCTCGATCTCGGTGACGGCGTATCCCAGCAGCGACGCCGTTTCGCCCGGCCGCGTCGCCGGCGACCAGATGTAATTTCCATCTGAGTCCTTGAACTTCCGCACCGCCGAGACGGTCTTGCGGTTCATCACGAAACGGCCGTTCGGGCGGTACTGGGCCTTGGGCGCATAGATCAGGTCGATCAGCTTGTCCGCCGGATTGGTCGTGGCGAAACCGCCCGCCGCGCCCGACGCCACATAGCCGATCTCGCCCCAGGTCTGGCTGGCGTCCGCCACCGTGGTGTAGCTGAGGAAGCCCTTGGGCTTGTTGGTCCCGTCGCCGTTGACGAAGGCTTGAGTCTCCTGCGCCGCAAAGGCGTCCTCGACCTCGGCGGCCAGCCATTCGTCCAGGTCGATCATCGCATCGTCCAGCAAGGACTGCGTCGCCGCCGGGCTGGCGTAGAGATCGGCCGACGGGAACTCCAGCAGGGCCAGGGTCGCCGGATCCGTCTCCGGTCGCGCCGCCGTCTCGGCGACCCAGCCGGCGACCACGCCCGCCGTCGACACGGGCTTCCGGAACACGCCAGAGCCGACCGTGCGCACCGTGGCGATCTCGCGCATCGGCGACCCCGCCATCAGGCGCCGCTCGATGGCCCGCTCCGTCTCCGGCGGCACGACATAGCCCGCCGAACCTGACCCCGACGACAGCCCCGCCTTCAGCTCCAGCCCGAACGACTGGCCCGTCTTCAGATACCCGTCGAACGCCGCCTTTTCCTCCATTCCTCCCCCATTGGGGGAGGTGGATCGGCGGCGATCAGCCGCCGAGACGGAGGGGGCCAGGCCATCCCCGATCCCCGGACGCCGCCCTTCACTCACCACCCGATCCAGCCGCGCCTGCGCCGCGGCCACCGCCTGGTCGATCCGCGCCACCTTCTCTTCCAGCAGCACGTCCGACGACGCCTTCTTCTCGATCTCGTCCAGACGGGCGTCGTTGGCCCCCTTGAACGCCTCGAACGCGGCCATCATTTCGTGCATGGCGGCGCGAGCCTCGGGGGTGCCCGAGACGGTCTTGGTCTCTTTCATGATCTCTCCGGTTTTCAGAAACCGCGGATTGCGGTTAGGGTCCGGGCGTGGAAACGCTCGCCCGTAAAATCATCGACGCGATCCAGAACTCACTGGTCGGCGATCTCGTGATCAGGTCATTCTGGCTGATCAGCTTTTTGTGGTGGCACATCACCGACGCGCTCACGCCCGGCGGGCTGGACTATCGGATTGGGTTAAGTTTGCTGGCGACATGCCTCTTTGGCATGGCCGCTATCTGGCTGCTTGGAGTCCTGGCGAACAAATCGCCAAGGCGCCGAAAACGACACTGGAGCGATGAACCAGAACCCTTGACTGCGAACGGCTTCGGAGCTTGGCACATATTGCCTGCAGACGGTCTGCGTCCGCCTGCATTCATGCGCCGCCTCGTCACCATTCTGGGCGCGAATAAAATGCAGTCTAGAAGCTCAACACGCCCCTACTTCCTGGGCGCCTATACTGGGCTGCTGACTCTGATGTATGGTCTGGTCTTCTGGCCAGAGTTGTCAGAAAAGGTTCATCCTTGGTTCGCGAGTGCTGAGCATCGCCTCCTTCTGGCTCATGCGTGTTTGGTTGTTCTAATCGCCTTTCTGATTCGACAGTGGGCCGTTGATCAAAAACAACTCCTGGCTGAGTCCGGCCCTGAAAGCCCGCCAATTCCGGCCTCCGCCGCATGAGCCTTCGCCCAGCACGAACCCAGACCACCGCCCATTTCTCCCGGCTGGAATCCGCCGTCATGGCCGCGCTCGCCGCAGAGCTGCGCCACGCCGCCCCCGACCTCGCGGCCCAGTTCCGCAACGCCCGCCCGGGGCTGAAGCGCAACATGGCCTTCGGCTATTATTGCGGCCTCAGCGGCGACGCCGCCCGCCCGGCCTCCACCGCCGACGGGGCGCTCGGCTCGGTCCATGTCCTCATCGACGGCCTGCGCGACGCGGTCGCCTTCCGCGTCCTGATGCGCCAGGGCCGCGCCGTGGCTATCGAGGCCGACAGCTACGGCCAGGACACCCGCGCCATCGACTTCGACCGCGTCGGCTTCGAGCAGGTCTTCACCGTCAACGCCCATGGCCAGTCGGTGCTGTTCGAGGGCCCCTCTGTCATCCCGACCGCCAGCGCCGCCGCCCGTCCTCGCCAGATTCCTGCAGCCCCGCGTCCCACGGCGGCCGCCCCGGCCCATGCGCAGCCGCCCGCCGCCGTCATCGTCCACCCGCGTCCGGTCCAATCAGGATTCGGCCCCAACGGCGCCGTCAGCACGCCCTCAACGCCGCGCTCCCAGCCCGAAGCCGACACGCCGGACGTCGCCCCCGGCGTGGTGCTTTTAGGCGCCTGGGCGGTGATCGCGGCCGTCGCCGTCCTGGCGGTCCTGATCTTCGATCTGCCCATCATCTTCGCCGCCATCGCCGCCTTCTGGATCGGCAACGCCGTCCGCCAGCCCAAGGTCCTCGCCGCCCTCCAGCGCGGCGTCGCCGAGTATCAGAAGTCCCAGGCGGCCCAGTCTTCCTGAGTCAGGCCGACCTGAACCGCGCGCCCGGCAGCATCGGGAAGGTCACCAGCGACACCTCCCACAACTCCACCTCGACCAACACCCGCAGCCGCCCCTCGCGCCGCGCCCGGCTGCTGCGGAAGCCGATCGACAGACCGTCCAGCGCCCCGGCCCGCGACAGCGCCTGGGCGAAGCGCCCATCCGCCGACCAGTCCATGATCCGCCCGGCGACGAACAGGCCGCGTTCGTCCTCGACCATCCGGTCCCAGACCCCGATGACGCTGCGCCCCTCATGCTGATGCAGCATCCGCACGCCCCCGGCGCCGGTCTTCGCCAGACTGGCCGCAAACGCCCCTTTCGCCACCACATCCCCGTTCAGATCGGCCACGCCCCACAGGGAAGCGTAGCCTTCGATGGCCAGATCGGCCTGCACCGCCGTCGCCATCATTGCGCCTCCAGCCGCATCTCGATCCGCTCCACCGCCGCCCGCGTGGCGACGCTCTGCTCCTCCAGCCGCGCCAGCCGTTCGGCGACCAGCCGCTGCTCGCCGACCCTTTCCTCCAGCGTCGCAATCCGCGCCGCCGCGCCCCCGGCCCACACCAGCCCGCCGATGGTCTGCACCATCAGGGCGGCGATGACGGCCACGGGCGCCTTCTTCAGAAGGTCCGTCACTCCCCCACCCCCGCCATCCGCCGTCGCTCCTCATCCGTCAGGAAGCTCGCCGCCCCCAGCCGCGCCCACAGCGCATCCCGCTCAGGCTGCAAGGCCGGAACCGCCTCCAGATCCGGCTCGATCCTCACGCCCGCGAACCGGCTCCCCAGCCAGCCCGTCAGCGCGCCCGCCGTCTTGCGCACCAAAGGAACAACCGTCCCGCGCCAGAAGGCCGCATTGGCCTCGCGGTAGTTGGCGTAGGTCGCATCCCCCGGAATCCCCAGCAGTTGCGGCGCCACGCCGAAGGCCAGGGCGATCTCGCGCGCCGCCGCATGTTTGCCGGCGATGAAGTCCATGTCGGCGGGGGTCCAGCTCATCGGCTTCCAGTCCAGCCCGCCCTCCAGGATCATCGGCCGTCCAGCGTTGGCGGCCCCCGCCTGACTCTCCCCGACCTGGGCCTTCAGCGCCTCGAACTGTTCGCCGGTCAACCGCTCGCCGTCCTTGGCGCCATAGACCAGCGCCCCGCTTGGCCTGGCCGCATTGTCCAGCAGCGCCTTGTTCCAGGCCCCGCTCGCATTGTGCACATCGATGGCGAAGGCCGCCGCCTCCAGCGGTGAAAACCCGTAGTGGTCATCCGTCGGATGGAACAGTTTCAGATGCATCACCGGCATCCAGCCGTCGCCCTGCCGCCCGATCCGCACCGACCGTCCGCCCGCCGAATAGTCATAGGCGTCCGGCCAGCCCGCCCGACCGGGAACCACCTTCACCCGGTCCGGCCTCAGGCTCCACAGCTCGTCGGGCGCGCCGTCACCGTCTGCATCGCCCGTCGCCTCGGCATAGGCGTTGCCCGCCGTCTGCAAGGCTCCGTAAAGCCCCTCCAGCCACTCCGCCCCCGACTGCTCCGGGTTGGGCTTGGCCAGCAACCGCGCCAGCGGATGGTCGTCGCTCCTCACCCCGTCCACAAACACCGTCAGAGGCGTCGACGCCGCCGCCTCGGCGATCATCCGCACGCAGCGATAGGCCACGGCGTTCTTGCCGAACCCCTCGACCGCCAGATGCGCATAGTCGCGCGGCGTCCACCGCGCCCTCTGCCCATGCGAGAACGCAATCAGCGGCCCCGCCCGGCTGTCCTTGATTTCGGGCGCGTCTTCACGCCCGCGGCGGCCTATCGGCCAGCGCAGCTTCGCCATCGTCATCCTTCCAGAATACTCTCAGAGAATCCGCAGACTCGGCCCCGCCTTCGGCGCCGGCAGCAGATGCGTCACCGCCCAGACCAGCGCATCAGCCCGGTCGGGACTATGCCCGCCGACCTCGCCGCCCAGCGCCATCAGCTCCTCCTCCAGCGCCGGAAACGCGCCGCAGTGGACCACCCGCCCCTGCTCATACAGGGCCGCCACAGGCTCGGCCCGCGCCGCCTTGCCGCGATGGGCGTGAACCAGTTTGATCGGCGTTTCGCACCCCGCATTGGCCAGAACCGAACGCACCATCTCCCCGCCCTGATTGCTCTCGGCGATCACGCAGGCCGCTTCAAACGTCTTCGCCGTCTCGGCCACGCGCCGGGCCCAGCCGTTCGGCGACAGCCCCCGTATCGACAGATCGGCCAGCACATAGGCGCGCCCGTCCTTGCGCCCCGCCACCACGATGCCGCAGGCGTCGCCGCCTGCTGTCACCGGCGGATCGACCGCCACCACGATCCGCTCCAGCCGCGCCGGTCTCGCCCCCCTGGCCCGCGCCAGATCCTCGGCCCGGAACAGGGCGCCGTCGGCCTCGACGATCAGCCCCTCCATCTCCTGCGCCTCCAGCCGCGTCCCGGCGTAAAGCGCCTGCAGATGCTTCAGAAACCCGGGCGACAGATTGACTGCATTGGCCGCCGTCCCCGCCCGTTCGACGCAGGTTCCATCCTGCGTCATCACCCGTTTCAGCGCCGGGGTCGGCCTCGGCGTCGTGGTCAGCATCAGCCGTGGATCCTCGCCCAGCCTCAGGCCCAGCCTCAGGTTCTCCAGCACCATCTCCGGCTTGCGCCAGGCGCAAAATTCATCGGCCCAGGCGTGGTGGAACTGCGGTCCTCTCAGACTATCAGGGTCTTCCGCCGAAAACGCATAGGCCACGCTGCCGCTGGGCCAGACCAGACGCTTGCGCCCGCCTTCCCAGCGCGGCCGCGCCGGCGTTTCCGCCAGCGCCTTCAGCCCCGACGGCCCCTCCACCATGACCTCGCGCACATCGTGCAAGGTCGGCCCGACCAGGGCGAAGCGCAGATCGCGCTCACGCGCCATATGGGTGATCCAGTGCGCCCCGGCGAAGGTCTTGCCCGACCCCCGTCCCCCCAGCAGCAGCCAGGTGCGCCAGTCGACCTGGGGGATCAA